ATACATTATCTAACATTGAAGTAGATAACTTAAAAGCATCTGCTGTTGTAATTGAATCAGAAGGTATTGGCTCTAATGACAATGATACAACTATACCTACTTCAGCTGCTGTTAAGGATTATGTAGATACACAGATTACTGCTGAAGATTTAGATATAACAACAGATAGTGGCACAATAGCTATTGACTTAGACGGTGAGACTTTAACTGTCTCAGGTGGAGAAGGTATAGATACTTCTGCTACAGGCAATGCTATCACTATAGCAGGTGAAGATGCTTCAACAAGTAACAAAGGTGTTGCTTCTTTTAGTTCTGATAACTTTGCTGTATCAAGTGGTGCAGTAACAATTAAAGATGGTGGTGTTGTCACTGATGAATTAGCTGCCGATGCTGTAACAGGTGCGAAGATAGCAGATGATGCTATAGATTCTGAACATTATACAGATGGTTCTATTGACACTGCACACATAGCTGATTCACAAATAACTTTAGCTAAGATGGCTGCTAATTCAGTGGATAGTGACCAATACGTAGATGGCTCTGTTGACAATGAGCATTTAGCAGGTTCTATTGCAGATAGTAAACTTAGTACAATTTCAACAGCTAACAAAATATCACTGACTGCATTGGACATAGATGGTGGTACAGATATAGGTGAAGCAGTTGCCGATGCAGACTTGTTTATTGTTGATAATGGTGCAGGTGGTACAAATAGAAAAGTAACAGCTTCTGCCCTTAAAACATATGCAAGTGGTAGTGGGGCAACAAAAGGCTTTGCGACAGCTATGGCAATAGCATTATAATTAGATTTTACTTGACAAATAAAGCAAAACCGAGTATAATTATATAACATAAGGAAAAAGAAATGGCACAAGATTTTGAAAGAGCAGTAGCGTTTGATAGCACTAGTGATATTAACATAGGTACAACTGCAAGAACTGTTGTAACATCTAACTCAGATGATGCTATTGTTAGTATAAGAATGGCAAACATACATACTGCACAAATAACTGTTGATGTTTACATAGAAACCACAGCAGCTGGAGGTAGTAACTTAAATTGTTATTTGATAAAAGGAGCACCCATACCTGTGGGCAGTGCTTTAGAACTCATAGATTCTGGAAGTAAAATAGTACTACAAAGTGGAGATGAACTTAAGGTTAAGTCAGACACAGATGCTTCTCTAAATTGTTGGGTTAGTTTTGTCGATGCAATTAGTGAATAGGAGATAAGAGAATGGCATACTTAGGAAATGACGTACCTGCTAACTTTCAATCTCTACCATCTGTTGTAAGATTCAATGGTACAGGTGCAGAACACGAATTTAATTTAGGTAGAACAATAGCCAATGTACAATCTATAATTGTATCAGTAGATGGTGTTGTGCAGGACAGTTCTAAGTACACTGTACCTGATGGTTTTACTCTTACTTTTGGTTCAGGTGAAATACCCCCTGCAGGAACAGGTAATGTCTTTGTATACTTTCTTGGATTAGCAGCAGGAAATGTAACACCTGCACCTGAGAACAAAGGTAACTTCAAGAATGGTGGTATGTTTAGAACTAATGCACAAGCCTTAGATACAGATATAACAATACTTGCCACAGAAAATGCAAATGTTACAGGAGACCTTACAGTTAACAGTGGTGTTACATTGACGGTAAATAGTGGTGGAAGGTTGGCAGTATTATGAGTAGTTTAAAAGTAGATACATTAACTGATAGAAGTGGTAACAGTATACCTTATATGAAAGGTGCTGTGTTGCAAGTTAAATATTCACAGATAGATACTACTGTTGCATCAATATCAGTTTCAGCTAATACAGACACAGTAGTAACTCAATTAACTGTAAACATAACACCTAAAAGCACATCATCTATAATTAGATTAGATACTCATATTTTTCACGAATGGTCAAATCTTGCAGATGGTAGTGTTGTTTCTGCTCCTACTGAATCTGCTTGGTTTTTCTACAGAGATACAACAAAGTTAGCTGCACCATCAGCAAGTAATAGACAATCTGGAATTTCTATGTCAAGACTTACTTTTCATCAAGATGCAGGTAGCACCCCTGAAATAGCCACATATAGTTATTTTGATACACCCTCAACCACTAGCCAAATTACTTATAAAGTAGGAGTTAGAAATCATTATGCTGTTAACTTTAGTTTAAATAGAACACTTAGTGATAGTGACACCACTCAATACGAAAGAGGTATTAGCTTTATATCAGCAACTGAGATAGGAGGATAGCATGAGTACATTATCAGTAGATGCAATCACAGGTAAGTCTACCTCAACAAACTTAACTATTGGCTCAACACCTGTAGTTAGTGCAAGTGCAAACTCTATGACTATTAGAGGTGAGGGTACGGCACAGACAAGTATTCAGCAAGGGTTAGGTAAATGTTGGATAAATGCTAAGATTATAAGCACTTATGCCACAAGGGATAGCTTTAACTGTTCTGTTACAACCGACCACGGAGCAGGAGAGGTAACTTATACTTACACAAATAATTTTTCTAACAATGATTATGTCATATCACATATGAGTAAACAAACTGGTGCTAATGTAGGGGGAATTGGTTTTCCTGCAGTAAGTTCTGGTGGGTCTGATGCAGATGATGCAGAAAATGCGATGACAACATCAACTTGTAGATGGCAGTATAGAAATCAAGATTCAAGCCCTGCTTTTAGAGACCAAGAGATTGCAGGTCATATTTGGATGGGAGACCTCGCATAATGGCAAACGGAACAATAGCATTTGATACATTATCAACAAGTGGACAGATAAGTGGAACAGCTAAGTCTGTGGATACAGATTATGTTGTAAATGGTAGTGCGAAATCATTTGAAACACACGATGGTGATTCAACAACTTTTTTAGAAAGTTTTAATATGTCTAGTATTACTGATGGTACTACAGGTATATGTTCTCCAGTTTTTACTAATAACATGACTAGTAAAAACTACTTTACTGCTGCTTCATCAGGTGCTGAAAGTACAAGTTTTAGTGCACCTCGTTCTGTGAGACATGATACAGCGACAACAAGCACTTATACTTATGCAATAGTTAATTCAGCTAATGGTACTGTTGATAGAGCTTATACAACATCTTGTAATATTGGAGACCTCGCATGACAATAGAAACACCAGAATTTCAAGGCACACATCTTTGGGATAGATTGTGTTGGGCAAAAGAAAAACTAGAGCCACATAGAACAGAATATTGTGTAGTATGGGAAGACCCAGAGACACCTGATGAACCTGCAAAGATTACACATCCTGACCCTAATTGGATGGCTTGTGCATTACAAGGTGGCATCTTACCACCTGTAGAAGCCTATTGGGAACTCAAGAAGGATGAAGCCAAGCCTGACTTTGTAAAGCATACAAGAGGTTACTTGTTACATAACACTAAACCTATTGATGCCATGACAGAAGAAAGAGCAATAGAATATTTAATTATGAAAGATATACCGAGACATGTGTGGCAAGACTACGACAGAGCCAACAAACCTCGTATGCTCATTTGTACTAAGTCACAACTGCCAAGCACTAGAGTGTGGCGAAATGCTTGGAAGATTAATGAAGAACTAGCCACACATAACAAAGAAGCTGCTTAAAGGAGAAACCAATGGCAACAACAAACATAGCAGATAAAGATGGTAATCTTATTAATGCAGCAGATGCAACTATACCATCAGACAGGCACTTCAGAGGTGCATGGACATTATCAGGTAAGACTATTACTGAAGATTTAACTGCATCAAAAGTTATATTCAAGGATAAGATAAGGGAAGTAAGAAAGCCTTTGCTTGATGCTGAAGATGTAGTTTATATGAAAGCATTAGAAGCTGATGATGCAGATGCAAAGACTGCAAGTGTAGCAAAGAAGAAAGCATTAAGAGATGCTCCTGCTGCAAAAGCAATATCAGATGCAGACACTATAGCTAAACTTAAAGCTGCTTGGGATACAAGCACATTAGGTGACAGTCCATACGCATAGGGAGAAGTAGATGTCATTAACGAAAA